TGTGGTTTTATCTCACAAGCAAAATAATTATCAACTTTTATCTCTGACTTTTCTAAAGCTATCTGTCCACAACTCATACCATCAAATAAACTTAATACATTAATTCCTTCCATAATCTTTTATTTAATTGCCCACCCTTTCATTAGTTTAGATTGTTTAGAGATTAAAGGTACAAAAGCCATATCTAAGTACTTACTAAATTCATCTGGTTTTAAAAAGTGTTTAGGCATTATATTATTAGTTTCGTTTGCCCATTGGTCATTACAAATGTTATGTAAGGCTTTATTAAAATCTTCTCCTGTATATCTACTTGTTAGTATTTCTAAATAAGATTTACTTTCAGCACTTAGATAATTTATGTTAGAAGGTTTATCTAATAGTTTAGTTCTTGATTCATTAAACCATTTTAAAAATTGTTCGGGTGTGAATTTACCCTTACTCTCTTCTTCTCTCTTCTTCTCTTCTCTATTCTCTTCTATATGCTTAATGGTTGTTTCATCCTTGTTTAAGGGTGGCTTAATCGAGGCTTCTTTTTTGCTTTGTCCTCCTTTCCTTCCAGCCTTAGAAAGTTTTTCTCTTCTCTCTTTAAATGTCTGATATTGTGAAAGTAAGAATGTAATTGTAATTTCTCCTGTACTATCAACTTTGATACACCCCTCATCTATTAATTCTTGTATAACATCAGCATCTATATCTTTAAATCTCTTATGTATTTGTCTTATATTTAGTTTACACTCCTTTTGCCAGTATAAACATTTAATAATTGAATATAGTCCTTGTGCCTCTAATGAACATATCATTATATCTCCAGCTAAATATTCAGCTACTTCAAATTGGTAATATGGTAATTCTTTACTCATTCCTTAAGTAATATATAGAGCCCCTACGATAAGTTAGGAATCACAAACCTATGAGATAGGAGTGAACTTACTTTCAGGGCTTTATGTGTTATGTAAAATTGTTGATTCTCATAAGTATTTGTAATTCCTACAACAAAGTTAAGCAATTATTTTAAACCACCAACCTTTTTAATTAATTTCTCTATTATAGTTTGATTCTTTGTAACAGTATCCAATTTAGTACCGTTCTTTTTTACTCTACTTGGTATTGTGTATATTATGTATATAAACATAATAAAGTTTAATACTAAGCCTACTAATGTTATTAAATCATTCATCTTTTATTGTTTTTAGTTTATAATTTATTTACTTGTTAAAATGGTAAATTTCCCGAATCATCATCACTAGAGTTTAAATCATTACTTGCCTCACTAATTTTCCATCCATCAACTTGTGTATAATATTTACCTTTAAATTCTCTAGAACTTATGTTAATAGATACATCTACTTTATCTCCTACTTTTTTACCCTTTAGTATATCTACTTTATCTCCAAAGAATCCTATACAAAGAAGTGGATTGTATTGATCTCCATTATTAATTACTATACTTTGTTTTTGCCATTCTTTACCAGCCTTACTAGTTCCTGTTTCAATATCTAGTATTGTTTCTATTGTTCCTTTTACATTCATAATTATTTATTTTTAATTTACCATTCACAGAATTTAACATCTGCTAATATTTTTTTATCTTCTTGCCAATATAGTTTTTTAGAATATCTATCTATCTTATTTTGGATTGTCTTAGCTACTCCTTTACTTATTGCTGATGCTTTATCTCTTGCTTTTCTTTCACGTCTTATTTTAAGTCCTAATGCTTTCTCATAAGCTATTAATTGTTTCTTCCTAGTATAATTAGACTTCCTACAAAAACAATCTATACATTCATTTTTAAATCCAGAATTATATTTTATATCCTTATAAAAATTACCTTCTCTAGTTTGATATTCTTTAAAACAATTTGTGCAAGTTATCATCTTAATATTTTTTCTAATGTTTCTAATCCTATCTCTTTAAATCTATTACTACCTTTAGGCATTGTAGTATTCTTTATTGTTATTGTATAACTACCATTGGAATTTATTTTAGTTCCTACCATTTCAAATAGAATACCTTTAATAGTGAAGTATCTACTATCATCATTTTGTTTAGATAGTTCTCTTGAACGCTTTTTTGTTTTATGCTCCACAATCAAATATAGTTATTTGTGAAACGTGGTTTTTAATTCTTTTAATTGCTGCATCATAATAATCTTTATCTAATTCACAAGCCACTAATTCAAACTTTCTGTTATGACAAGCTATTGCTATACTTCCACTTCCTAAATGAGTATCTAAAATTTTATCTCCTTCTTTTGCGTTGTTCAACAAAAGCCATTCGTATAATTCAACAGGTTTTTGCGTTGGGTGTATCTTGCCTTTTTCTTTAAGTACACTCAAAGACCACATTTTAGCGGGTTTTTGTAAACTACTCCAAGCATACTCACACATAGCTAAACTAAAGTCGTGCGGTTGTTTTTTATCCCAAATAAAAAAACCTTGTGTCGGTGGTAAATCAAAATAGTTCCCTCCCCAAATTATTTGGTTTTTACTTACTCTAAATAGCTCATTAAAATACTCTTTTTGCGGTATATTATTGTCCCACTTTTTTTTGTTATGTTTTTGTCTCACAGGGTTTGAACTTATTCCAATTCCATAAGGAGGGTCAACAATAGCTAAATCAAAATAGTTATCCTCATACCTTGACATTAACTCCATATTATCCTCGTTGGTTATGGTTATTTTATCGGTTACTTTCATTAGTCTAGTTTGTCTTTATAATGTTGTATTATCTTTTCCATTTCGTTAGAGTAGAAGTTGTTAAAATCATCATCAGAAGCAACTCCATTACCCCATAATACATATAATACATTCCTTAACCTTTGGCTCTTTGTTTTACCCTCCACTTCTATCTCTACATTATCTAGTTCTTTTACTTCTTCTGTAGTAAGTTGTCCATTAGGTTTAAAATATAATACACCACTATCTCCTAGTGCGTTATCTATCTCCATAAACTCTTCACTAGATTGTTCTGTTTGAGTGATGAAAGTTAAACTAACACTCTTATCCTTACGTCTTGACGCCCTATCTAGGGTTACTGCTCTTAATAGATTCATAACTTATTATATTTATCTACTTGTTCTGGAGTCATATCAAATGCCTTTACTAACATTCCTATAGCAGTTCCTTTCTTCTTTTCTTCTTTAGCTATCTTTTCTGTAAATACTTTCTTTTTACTAGCTCCATTACCATCATCATCTGTCTCACTTATAGCTAATAAAGATGTTAATGTATATCTTCTAAAATATGTTATAGCCATTCCTAGTTTTTGTGGATTAGGTTCGTCTGGTAGTTGTATTGAACTTTCACAAAGAATGTTTTGGTATTCCACAGTTTCACCCTTTATAGTTCCCCCCAACACCTCGTCACACGACACAACCCTTGTTACAACTTTATTATCTATTATTGGTTGTAATAGTATTAATCCTTGTTCCTGTAATAAAGGTTCTACAGCTTCTAATAAACTATGTAAATCTAAATACTGTGATTTAAAGAAAGGGTTTTTACTGTTCTTAGATAGTGTTCCTATCTTCTTTTTTACTTCTAATATTCTTTTCATCCTTTTAAAAAGTTTTTAACTAGATACTGTAATAAAAAAGACTTTGGTACTTCCATCTCTTCACACTTATCTTCTAGTTGTTTGTTAATATGATTCTCTATCTTAAAACTAATAGTGAAATCTTTGTTTCTCTCCTTAATCACTTTATCTAAATGATCTTGGTTTATTCCTTTACCTATTTCTTCTGGTAACTTAAATCTATTCTTTTCCATAATTATTTATTAAATCCAAATGCTTCATTATACTCTTCTAGTGTGTCAAATGTATGAACACCTATTACTTTAAACTCATCTTCGTGACCCATTAAATACTTTTCAAATATCTCATCATATTGTTGTTGAGTACCTTTAAATAAGTTAGGATGAAAATTAGCTTTAGTAGGACACCACATAGTGCCTGTGTAATCTGTTTTAAAGTATAGTATTCTAGTTGTGTATTCTAACATCTCTTCTAGTTCTATTTCGTGTTCTTGTTTACTCATATCTATTTAAGTTTAATTACAGGACAAATCTATATATTACTTTTCGTAATACCAAGTACTGACAATGATTTTTTTATAAAAAAGATGTAACTAACTGATTTTTAAGTGATTAATTTAAACAAATATCGAAATCTTCAAAGGGATTATCATCATAATAGACCATATTAAACTCTAAACAATAAGGATTATCAGCCATAGCTTCTGCTTCTGATGGGTAAATAGTGACATATTCATCTCTCTCACACTTCTCTTGAAAGTCCTCCTCTGTCATTGCTACCCATCCACATTGTATCATTTGTTGTATTTTAAGTAATTATCTTTATGTATTCCTATTAATTTAAAGGTGTTATCCCCTTCTATATGTCCTTCCTTGATTAATTTGTCTAATATTGGCTTAAACTCTCTTAAATCGACTCCTAGATAGTTAGAAATGAATTTTAACTCTAGTTCTGACTCTGGCAACGCTTTAAATAAACCTAATAGTTTTAGATACATAAAGTTACTAAAATATATGTGTTAATCTTGCGACCTGTCCAAATAACTTATGATGGATAAAACCCTCTACTGCTTTAGGAGCTCCCTTATATCCGTTTCTATTATGCCAACTATCAGTACCGCTTGGACTTCTTAAACTCTCTACTGTTACATTAATATAATCTTTAGCCGTTTTATGATGTACGTGGTGTGTGTAAAAGTATCTATGCTCTGATGTAGCCCAATAATCTTTAGCCTCTACACTCATTAAACTACCTAAATCTTGTTGTTTTGCTCCATCTCCGTGTGATGTTCCTATTAAACTATTACCGTATTGAGTATATTTTCTATGTGCTATACTACAATCAAATGTTATATTTTTACTCTTTCTAAAATGAGTCTTAACAACATCAGCTAAAAAGAATCCATTAGTATAATCGTGATTACTTGGATTATAAATAAATTCAACATCTGCAATAGTTATTAGTATTTCTAGTATATCAACATATAACTTCTTAGCTATTAAGAAATTCTGATACCACATTCCATCCGTGTCTTGGTCTGTTCCTGAAGTCGTTGTTCTTTTAGGCGTATCAATATGTAAAATGTCGTTACCTCCTATAAATATAATCTTATCTATATTAAAACCGCTTGACTTATCTAGTATTCCTTGCACTCCTTCACGTACTCTCTGAACTGCTATCTGACTATTATAGTCTTCACCTGTTTCCATAGCTACTGCTAGTTTGCCAATATGAATATCTGCTGGGTCAATAACTAAACAATGTCCATCTTCTGATTTCTTACGTCTTACTTTTGGATATTTAGGAGAATAATCTTGTAACTCTTTTACTAAATCTCTATAAAACTTTTCAGCTTCTTCTTTATCTTCTTTCTGTTTAGAGTGTAATGAATAATGCTCTCCTTTGTACCAATAATGATTAATATTCTTTGGGTCTAATCCATTATCAACGGCTTCATTAACCATACCTTCATCCATCCCTCTAAAGATGTATAAGGCTTTTAATTGCTCGTTTTTTAATCTGTATTTATTAGCTAAGTTGCCCTTTTTAAGTTTTAAATATTCTATTTCTTCATCACTAATCGAAATCCTTTTACTCATAGAAATTAGTTTAAATTAAAATATCTGTCCTTTTACAGAGGAGTAAGTTAGGAGTAAAGCTCGACGTCTCCTTTTTCGCTTATCTTAACGTCTTTTAACTTACCTCTACAATAAACAGCAACTACTGTAATAGTTTGTAATAATCGCTTTATGATACATATTTATAGGAAGCATCAACTCCTCTCTCATTATTACTGTTTATCTTCAAGCAGATATTTTTACAAATATAGTAATTATTATTTAACCAATAATATAGCAGTCAAAATACCACCACCAAATGCAATAGGCACTCCTAAAAATGTTAGTCTTTTACTTATCTTTAATTTTAAGCGTGTTTTAATAAGGTCTTTTCCTAATTTACTATTTCTGTTAGCGTAAAGTAATATCTGCTTGTTATTGTTACTTAAAACACTTTTATAGTTGTTTATTTGTCTATTTTGATTGGTTATTATAGAATCTAATAAGTCAACCCTTTTAAGGTCTTGCATTATTAAAATAGCCTGTTCTTTGCTAAAACATAAACTATCTCCTTCTGAAGTAGTCTGTGTACATACTATCGAGCTGTTCAGTAGTAGAATTATGAATAATGCTATCATTTTTAAGTATCTCATCTTCAAAGGATTTTATATGGTTTTCTAGTTGTTTATTTACCTCTAATAAGGCTAGATTCTTTTGGTTTAAGTCGTGGATAGCTACCTTAAAAGCGTGTTCTTCTTCTGATATTCCAGATGGTGAACTAAAAAACCCTTGACACATTATAATACCTAGAACTATTAAGACTATCTTATTAAAGTGTTTCTCCATTTTTAGTAAATTGTTTTGCTAAATCTATAGCAGCTACTCCACCCATCCATAACATTGTAATCTGAAACCATTGTGAACTATTAACTATTCCTATACAAAAGAAAGTA